TGCGGATTGCTCATAACTCTGCCCTAGTTTTGCTTCGCGTACTTACCGAAGGTGTTTTGCAGCCACGCCTGTGTTGGGGGAGCTGCGCTCTTGTCAACGAGCGACTGCGAAAGCGGCTGTATGCCGAGCGAGGTAGCCAGATCCCGAATCTCTTTCGGTACCTGCTCCCCGCGTGTAGACATGGTCGCTGCCAATTCAAGAGCGGCGTTCTGATAGCCCGGCGTTCCGGGAGTCTGCGCAAGCCCTTGCTTCAAGGTATCGAAGTACTTGGTGCCGAGCTGCACAGGGGCGGTGCTCATGCCGTAGAACGGAGCGGCTAGAGCGAGAGCGCCCGCAGCCCAAGGTGCGACGGTGCCTAGAGCGGATCCCGCGCCTGTGCCGCTCGCGGCTGGAGCTGCCGCTGTGGCAGCAGGGGCGGCAGCAGCGGCTGCGGCGCTAGTCGCTGCCGGCTGCGCCGCCAACCACGCGCTGTTAGCCGCGGCGATGCTGGCTGAATCCGCAGCAGTCGCAGCCGCAATGCCAGCGGGGGTTCCGATGCCTGCCGCTGCAAGGGCTGCATTCGCCGCCGCTCCGGTGCCGAATGAAGCGAGACTGGGCGCGCCACCACCCAACAGCCCATAGATCTGGCTCACCGCTTTCGGGTTCTTCGCGATGGTTCCTAAAAGACCAGTCGCCAAGCCGCTTGCGCCACTGCCGCCGCCACTACTGGAAGAGCCGCTCGCATCGAGGCTTCCCGGGATCGCAGTCGGCGCGGTGACGGACGCAAACGGGCCCATCTGCGGGCTGCCGGCCATCTGGTAGGCCAATTGAGAGTTAGACCCACCTTGCGTACCGCCCATGTTCTTCGCCATGGAGCTCAACAGGCCCGACGTCAGGGGATACTGTGACCAAGCCGTCTGTGGAGCTTGGAGAAGCCCCCCGGCGCTCTGAGGAGGAGCCATGGCGAGCAGTCCATTTGGATCGCCTCCCGGGCCGCCTGCGTACATCGTCATACCCCGCCTCCGGTTTCGGTGTAGATCGTGGCGCCAGGGATCTTGGGACTGGCACCCGCCGTCACGCGGGCACGAAAGAGCGAGCCCGTGGCCAGAGCTGGCGCGATCTTGGAGAACGCATCCGGCTCTGCGTCGGCCGTGTAGACGACCGCGTCGGACTCGGAGTTGTGCGCACCTGCACGGCAAGTAGGCCGATCACCGACCAGAGGGGAGCCGCCAGTATTCGTGATTGGGTTCCCGCTCGAATCCGTGAGCAGAGCGAAATCAATGTGCGGTTTGACACCCGTCACAAAGCGCACGCGCTGGTCGTTGAAATTGATGTCGTAGGTCTCAAGAAACCCAGACTGAGGAGGGCCGGTAAGCGAGTTGTAACGGTGACTGCGATCCATCACGCCAAGTTGGTGGCGCGATCCGTCGTTGTCGGTGAATACGAACTCGGATGCGATCGCGGACTTGGTCCAGCGCTTCGAAGACGGATTGAAGGTAAGGAGCGTGTCGGGAAGCGTGTTGAACCCGGTCGGGATCGCCCAGAAAATCGACTTCTTGTCAGCGTCGTATCCAGAGGAAATATTCGAAACGGCTGCTTTGTTGACGTTCGACCAGAAAAACTGATCGACGCCCAAACTCCCATCATCTGATCGGCCGATGTTGTCCACCTGGGAGCCATCAGTGATGTGGAAGCCGTCATCCGAGATGAAGAACGTCATTTCCGAGTGCTGTACAGCCGCACCTCGAGCGATGAGCCCGCGGCGGCGCTCGAACGGCACGAACGAGAACACGACGTCTCCACCGACATACGTGGCGCGCGTAATCCCGTTGCGCTGGAAGATCACCCCGAATTGGGGACCTGACCCGATGAACATCACGTTGCCCCAGTCCTGGGTGAGGTCCTGGAAGCCCGATTGAGCCGCTATGGCGGCGTCCGTGAGAGGCGTGGGCCATTGGGTCGAATCGCCGATCGCCGACCATTGGACGCGATAAGGCGTTCCGGCGATGTCCCCGATGAAAAGGGACTGGTTGATGACCCCAGTGACTTTGCCGATGGGGGCTGCCGGGATATCCGCGAATGTCGACCCACCAATCGGCATGTCCTGAAGTGGGCTAACGCCGTTCACCGCGCAGATACAGCCGCCGAACTCGGCGAAGCTCCAATAGACGGTTCCTGAGTACGCTCCGGTGCTCTTGCTCACCTGAACCCAGGTCAGCCCATTCCACTGGTACAGATCCGAGCCCGTGCCGGCGTAGACTCTCGGAATGCCGTTGGTGTCGATCGCCGTGAAAGCGCCTAGACACTGCGCTGGCAGTGCTGAGAAATTACCGAACGTCGCAAGCGACGGCAGATTCAGATAAGTGCTGTTCGCCCAATAAACATTCAGGCAGTCAGAAAGCGGAATATTGATCGGGCCATTTGAGGGAGGCTGAAAGGCGATATCCGCCCCGTCCGGTACCCAAGGACCGAACTGCATCACCAGAGGTTGAGGCATCAGCCCAACTCGATCTGCATGGTCGCCGCGGACCAGCGCTCGGCTTTGTCGCGATCGACGAGTGTCTGAAGCTGGCCCTGGTACAGCGCATCCCAGGTCTGCAGCATTTCGCTATCCTTGAGAAACAGCGCCGCCTTCTTCATGCACGCGGCATGCAGCATGAGAGGCGCATTCAGCACCATCCAGTTGGTCGGAGCGCCGCTGGTGAGCAAAGCGGCTTTCACGTAATACGTCCCCTGGATCGCATAGGCGGAATCCGGGTACGGGCCGAAGATGAAGTTGGCGCCCTCTCGCGCGATGTAGGCAGGCACTCCAGAGGCCGCGCGCGTGGCATACCGGTTGTAGATCCACGACACGCCACGCTCAGCGAGATCGTTCCAGGTCTGGCCGACCTGCACTTCCATGTCCTTGAGCGCGATGTAATCGGCCGGGACTGCGAAGTGACCACTGGCATCGATGTTCCCAGTGGTGAACGCGTTCTCCATCCAACGGATGCCGTTGCCCTGGTTCTTCTCGAAGACGTCATTGTTGATGTCTTCCTGCGCGCCTTGGATGAAGTAGTCGACGTATGTCGCAAGGTCAGAGCGGTGCGCGAAGTCTGTGATCGCCGTTGACAGGCTGGCGTAGTCGACGATCGTTGGCATTTAAATTCGCTTGTCTATGGTCGTTCTGAACGCGCGATAGTCGGGATTCTTCAGAATCCTCAGGATGATCTTGGCGTCTTCCGGCTCGAAGAAGTTGAGACCGGTCTCATTGCAGATTTTGAGGATCACGTTGAACGGCACGGACATCGTCCGGCGGAACTCCTGGCGCTTGCCGAATGCCCCGCGTCGCTCTGCATCCTCACGCCGGCACTTCGCGGCGTATTCCATATGCGGCTCGACGTCCTGGTAGTAGTGCAGCAACGTGTTGCCGTCCTGCTCGTGAGCGGTGACGACTTGCTCGCCCGGCTGTACAGCAGGTTTCGCGTTCATCAGTGCGTGATCTCCACGACATTGACGGTACCGGTGGAGGCCGCGTCCTGAAGGACAGCGATCTTTTCTCCAGGCGCTACGCGAAAGAACGCCGCAGGGTCGGTGGACTTCAGCATGAGGTCGGTTGCAACGGCGACAGGCGTTCCTGTCCCGAAGGCAAGATGACAATTACCGCTGGAAGTCACGCGAACCGCGTACGTCTGCGCGCCGAACGCGGCTGAGGGTACAGATGCGGCGCCAAGCGTGAGGTTCTGCCCGGTGCCCGGAATGGGCCGCCAGAGTGGATCAAACGACATTCGAACTCTCCAAAAGAAAGGGGCCGAGACTCTCGCGAATCTCAGCCCCGGTACGTTGCGGAACGCTCAGCCGGTCGTGTCGAATATCCCGCCGTGGGCTTTCTCGTTGCCCATCTCGAGGGTGTATTCGACCAACAGCATCTTCTGGTCCGAGTCGCCGGTCTTCGCCAGCGGAATCGTCTGGAAGGGCCGCAGATACGCCACGCGCACATACTGCGGGGTGAGGAAGAACGTATCCTTCGAGCGCGCCAGGAAGACGTCCGGAATCAGCTTCACTTCGCCGAAGTCGGACTGATAGACATCGATCTTCGTCTTCATCACCGCGTCTTCGACCTCGATGAAGCGCGTTCCCGGGCCTGCAAACGCCGAGATGTTCTGCTTGTTCTTCGCAGACACCAGCCCGTACTCAGGGGAATCACCGCTGTTGGCGTAGATCGACTGAAACAGCGTCTTGCACTGCGTCTCGCTGATCGCCGCCAGCACGCTGTTGTCCGTGCGTACCGCCGCGCCATCGGCGGTGGCCGGGTTCGCACCCGAAGGCGCGCCGCCGGTCTGAAACACGGTATTGGTCTTGAGCCACGAGGGAAGGCCGGCTGACTTGCGCGCGACTGCCGCACTACCCGCGACTTTCGCGATGTTGTTCGTCAGGATACCTTCCATATCCCGCTTGAGCTCCTTGCTTTTCTTCAGGAGCTGGTAGCCCATCTTGTTCGAGCCGCCGGCCGCCGTGACAGCCTGCGAGGTGCCCGAGATCTGGATGGTCTTGGTGCTGATCTGGCACTGATTTCCCAGACGCACCGAAGGCGTGACCACCGTATTGGTCGGGTTGTCGCCTTCCACCGCGGCGTTGTTGAGGTTCTGTGCATCTAGAGCGTCGGTGTTCCACTCGTGGTTGGTCTGCTCGGCTTTCGCCTTCTTGCACATGTTCAAGAACGGGGTCTTGAACGGGTCGACGTTGTAGATCGCGTTGATCAGGTCTTCGCGGATGTTCGTCTGCGTGAAGACCTGCAAAGTACCGGTAGGGACAGTCATCTCTAGTTACCTCAAATAGTTACGAGAGCGTCTCGAAGTACGCTGCCTGCGCGTCGATATCGCGCGGCGCCTTGTTGAGACGCGCAATTGCCTGTTGTTTGACGACCGTTTGCGGGTCGCGATTGGTTCGGACGCCTGGTTTGGCCATCAACGGCGCGGCGCGCACGCGTCTGACTGCTTCGGGTGCTTTTGCTTGGAGAGCGTCATACCGCGCCGCTTTGTCGAGGGCCAACATGTAGCGGTGGTCGGTAATGGCGCCTAACTCGGCGTCGCTGAACCCTAGTGTTTTGCCCTGCGAGATGATCTGCTCGCGGGCGGCCTTGAACTTCGTCTCATCACGCCACTCTTGACGAGCGGTGAGCATCTTTTCGCGTTCTACAGGTAGGGCTTTCTGGCGCTCTTGATCAACGCGCTGTGTTTCCGCCTGCTGTGCCTGCGCAACCTGCTGAAGATGCTGCTGAATGGCAGCGTTGCGCTGTTGAAACTCCTGATTTGACACGGCCCACTGAATGGGGTCGGTCACTCGCAACTGATCCCAGTTGATGGACGCGTATTCACCCATCAGCTGCTGGTAGGCTCGCGCTCCCAAGGTCTGCGCATGCTGCAACTGCTGGTTGTAGACAGCTTGCGCCTGGGTACGCTCGGCCTCGAAAGCTCTCTGCTGGTTCGACAGCTCGATCGACTTGTTGTTGACGTGACCTTCGAGTTGGTAGCTCTTGAGCACGTCCTGCAACGGGACGAGTTTCGTCTCACCATCGATCTTGACGGAGACCGGAATGGAGCGGAAACCGTCCGCGTCGATCTGATTCTTGCTGAGGAACTCGTCGAGGCTCGTGTACTCCTCGCCCTGCTCTTCCGTACCCGTCTCAGGGGCGGCTGTCTCCTCAACTGTGGGCTCAGCGGCAGCCGCGGCAGGCGCCTCTGTGCGGGCTTCTACGCCCGACTCAGCGGCCTTGGGCTTCTCAGGCTCGAATGCGCCTTTCTCGAACAGGCTCTGAAAGCCGTCCTCGGTGGAAGCCGTCTGGGCAATAGCTGGCTGCGAAACGCCCGTCTGGGTAGTTTCCATGGTGAACTCCGAAAGGTTAGGGTTACTTCAGCGCGAAGAGTCGCTTGCGCCGTTCAATCTCAAACTCTGCGAACTTGCCGGTCTGGGCGGTCTGCTCCAGGTAGTCCTTCAAGTTCGACCACAACTGCTCGGTGAGAATCAGCCGCGTGTGCATGTCGGTCTCGCGCATCGGGACCCGGCGCCGCTGCTCAGCGAGGCTCTCCTCGATGCGGGCACACGCTTCCTTGAACACGACCGAATCGAGCACTTCACGTGCTTGGCCGGCGCGGATCAGCTCTTCCTCGGGAGTCTTGGTCTTGAACATCAGAGCACCTCTCCGAGATCATGCTGGAGCAACTGGCCGGCATCGACCGAGGCGTTCTGTTTCAACTGCGAGGCAATTATCTGGCCCATTACCTTGATGAGGGTCTGTGCCATTTCGACGTCGCGGTCGTGATGGTTCGTGAGTGCGGCGTGGGCAATCTCGGCCTGCGCGCGCTGCTGTGAGGATGTCGCGTCGGCCTGCGCGGTCGTGAGTTCCTTTTGCAAGGTGACCTGCGCCAGCTGCTGTTGCGACTTCATCTTCGCCTGCTCGGTCTGCGCGCGGATCTGCGCGACCATAACCGGCGGTGGGGGTGGCGGCGGGTGCTGCGCCATCTGTTGCTGATGCTGCTGGTATTCCGGTGAAGCCGGATCCATCGCATAGCGTTCCGGGCTCTGATAGCCCAGGATCTCGCAGCCCAACTTGAAGGTTTCGTAGGCCTGCTTCGGGCCGACCAAGCCCATCGGGCCCAGCTTGTCCTGCATCTGGCTCAGCATGCCCATGTTGGCGCGCGATTCCTCGCGGTTGCCCGAGCCCAAGCCGACATTGGGAGTGACTCTGGTGCGCCGGCCCCATTCGGACGGGTTGACCTTCACCCACTGGCCGGAGAGCTCGAACTCCATCTCGCAGTCTTGGTGCCGGATCAGCAGCCCGTGGATCTTGGTGAACAGATCCTTGACGCCCTCAGCGAGTAAGCGTGCGACGAGCTCGATCTTGAGACCGGCCGCCGACATCGCCGCTAACTGTCCGCCCTTGGTGACGTCCTGAAGGGCATCAGCGTCCAGTCCCATCGTGTCCCGACCCACACCGGTGCGCATCTCGCGTAAGGAGTCGACGTATTGCAGGGCCGGAATGACCTGCTGCACCAGATTCGAAGGCTGTTCGATCGGCATCAGCACGCCAGCGGGGTTGCCGTTGGTGCGCACTGCCCCACCGGGCCGGCTCGTCAGCAGGTCGTCGATATTGCAGTTCTTCCAGTCCACGCCCATGCGTGTGTTATTGGCGAGATACAGGTTATCCAGCCCCTGGCGGAACAGCGTCGTCTTGATGACCTGCAAGTCAGCCAGCAGGTCGTAATAGCTGATGCCCGTGTGACGGTGCGGCATGCGAATGGGAGAGCAGGAGGCAACAGGCGCTTCCTCGATCTCCTCGTTCTCGCCGATCTTGTCGCCGGCCACGAGGACCTGGCGCAGCTCAGCAATGCCGTCGCCGTCGTAGTCGACTCGAATCGTGACGTCGCGGACCTCGATCTCCTGCATGGAGCGATCCGCGGGGCTTTCGACCGAAAACTGATCGGTAACCTCGTTGCGCGCCATCGCATCGATGTCGAGCCAGTTGGGCCGGCCCGTGGTGAGACCGTCGACCCAGTCGCGCTCGTGGCCTTCCGAGATCAGGTCAGAACGCGTCGCGGTGGTCTTGTGGGCGCTGAAGGGAATGTCGTCGAGATTCCCTCGGGCCTTGGAAGAGATCAGCATCTCTTCCGGCGGTACGCATTCGACTTTGACGCGGCCTTTCTTGCTCGTGCGCCTGATCTTCAGGTCGAACACGTTGGGGGGCGGCGCGGGAAGTGGCGGCATTCCCGGCTGCGCACCCATCGGCGGCATACCCGGCGGCATTGCGGGTGGCATCCCACTGGGCGCCATTCCCGGCGGCTCTGGCGGAGGTTGTCCCCCACTTGGTTGGGGACTGCTGCCGGGCTGTGGAGAGACTCCCCCCACTTGACCAATAACTCCAGGCATCGTCGCCGGATACTCGCGCTGCTCGAGCACCTCGACCTTCTCGCCGTCGCTCTTGGGCTCCAACAGATCCGAGAGCTCCTCCTCGGCCACGCCCGTATAGCGTTCGGTCTTGGTCTGCTCCTCGACGACCCAGGAGACCTTCGCGTAGCCGTTTCGAAGTAACAGCGCATCCTTGAAGAAGTCGTGCAGGATGAAGAAGCCGTTGTTCTCCTTCAGAAACACATGGTTGACGATCTGGCTCTCAACCTCGGCCTGCTTCGTATCGTTCTGGTTCTCAGGGTCGAAGCGGCAGATCTGCTTGGCGCCCACGAACATGCGCATGATCTGCGGCATGATCCACTCGACCGTGTCGCGAAGCTCAGGCAATACGACTTGGGAGCGGTTCTCGACTTCGTTTCCCATCGGACGGGCGAAGTACATGTTGAGCGCGTTGTAGCGGTCCAGTTCCAGCGTCGTCATCTGCTGGCTGGATGCGCTCACGTTGGTCCCGATCGTCGAGCCTGCGGCCGCAGAGGAGCCCAGCGAGGCCCGCTCGTAACGCGCGATGAGATCCAGCAGCTCATCGTCCGTCATCTTGCGGTCTTTCTGAGCAGACTCGGCCATCAGCGCTTGCCCTGCTTCATCTGGCCATTGGGATAAGGGGAGACCATCTTCAAGTTGTCGTTGAGCTGTACGACCAATGCTCGGAGCGAGGCGAGCTCCTGCTCCAACTGGCGCACATCAGCCGTGGTGCCCAAGCGCTGCTCGATCGCATCCAGGCGTGATTTCACGGCCTGTAGCTCGTTCCAAAACGCCTGGCTCATACAATTCCCATGCTTTGATATTTCAGCGGTGGCAGTTTCATGCCGGTGATGTTGTCCATGCTCGGGGCTGCGAGAGCCATGTAGCGGTACGCGTCAGCCCCGTGGCTGAACTGGTCGTGGACCGGATTGCCGGCCTCCTGAGTGGTGTTCGAAATCGAGCGTCGATAGCGCTTCAGACACTCAATCAGCCGTTCACACTTGATCTTGTCGATGGACATCTGCGCGAAGGCCATGCGCGCGGCTCGAATGCCATCCGCAACCGGCTGATTCGGCAGCACTTCGACGGTCCACTTCAGATCCTCCATGATCTGCTTGGCCGTCTTGCCGGTCTTGTAGTCGCCGTGCCCGCCGTCATGCGGCAGGAACACGGTGCCCCAGTTGTATTCACGGGTTCGGAGCTCCCGCGAATACCAGTCGAGCGTCTTGTGATCGTCCTCGATGTAGTCGATCACCCGCAGCGACGACAAATGCCGCTGGGCCATGATGATCGACATGTGATCGTTCCAACCCAGATCGAAAATCACATGAGTGAGGAGGAACGACTCAGCCGGAAAGCTGCCGATGCGATGCTCTTCGTGCATCTTGGCGACTTCATCCGCGTAAACCGCGCCAGAGACGGCAGGACGGCATTTGCCTTCCCAGATGTTCTGGTAGTCGATGGTCGACATGGTAGCCAGCGCCTTCTGGCGCTCCTGCTCAAGCACATCGTTGAACCATGGGTTGTCGCGCCAGTTCATCTCGACGCCAAACGTATTGGGTGTCGCGTTCTCGACGAACTCCACCCACGTGGCATCTGTGTCGAGCTCGGGATTGAACGTGATCCAGATCTCTGAGCCTTCCCGACGAATCGTGGGCGTGAGAATGTGCCAGCTGCGAGCGCTAGCAACCTGCGCCTCCTCCACCCAGCAGATATCGAAGTCCTCGTAGGACTTCAGAGACTCCGCGGTCTTGTCGGATAGCCCCACGAACACGAACTGGCTGCCGTGTGGCCCGTAGATCGCGGTCTGCTGAATGTCGAACACGCTCGACAATCCCAAGGCTGCGATCTGATTCGACAGCAGCTTGTGGACCGAGTCGCGAATCGAGCTCTGAAATTCACGTGCACAGAGCACCTGAACTTTGCCCTGCGCGGCTTTGATGATCAGCGCGCGGGCGACTGACCATGACTTCGTGCTTCCGCGTCCGCCCCGAATGACCTTGTAGCGCCAGGGCTGGAACAGCCCGGCCAGCTTTTCAGGAAACTGGATCTGCGTGACGGGCATTCACAAATTCCACCGCGATCGCCAGGGCTTCTCCGCCCTTCCCGGTCAGCTCAGTACGCGCAAGCTTCGGGATGTGGAACTCGGCCATGTCCATCGCCAATTTCAATGCCGTCCCTGGATCCGGACGACGTAACCAGCTCCATTCCACTTTCAACTCGCCGTTCGCATCGAGGGCCTGTAGGCCGTCGTCATCGAGCACGGGCTCAGACTCTCTCTCGCCCTCTGCAACGCTCGCCAGCCAGCGCGAGAAGTTCTCGGCATTGCCCTCAAGGACTTTGGCGATCGCCTCGCGTACGTCCTTGGTGGCCTTGTTGGGCGAACCCTTCGGCCTACCTGCGCCAGGACGTGCGCCGCCTTTGGTCTTTCTCGATTGTTTATCAGCCATGGCCTCGCCCTCGATGAGGGTAGATGCGCGGTCAAATACCGGAGTAGCGCAATTTCGGATGGTGATCCGCTGGTTTGTCGTGAGCCATTTGCCCGGCTCGGAAATCCCAACTCACGACACCACCGCATTCAAGGCAGTGCGTGCTGGCAGGCCGGGAAGGAGGCGGAGGCTCTTTCCACCCAGCGGCAGTCATGAGAGCTAGCGCATTCTCTAGGTCGCGCTGCTCTTGGATTTCGTCGGGCTCGTCGCTCATTTGCATCTTTGAAGTCGCCCCGAAATCTCCCCTCGGGGCCACGGGATTTGCAAACCGATGCTGCGTGTCAGGTCGCCTTTCGGCTCTATACGGCGAGAAACCCAGGGCAGGCACCACGCCAGCACAAGATGCAGGCTCGGTTGCTACTACGCGCCAAGCTTCATGAACGCGTCGTGGCTTTGTGGATGGGTGGGTTCTTTGGGAGCTTTCGGCGCGGCCTTGGTCGGCGCGGAACTGCCCGAATGATTGAAGCCCTTGGCGTTCTCGGCGAAGGTCGCCTCTTTGCGCAAGGCCGGACTCTTGCTCTGTTTGGCCGTAGCCAGCTTGCCTGCGGGAATGGGCTTGCCCTGGGGGACTCCGAGCTTCTCGTGAAGCAGCCCCTTTCTCGAAGGCTTGATGTTGATCATGGAGACTCTCCAGAAATGAAAATGCCCGCGCGTGGCGGGCTATGAGGTGCGGCGAAGTGTCGGTCGGTTGAGCGCCTGAAGGTTCAGGGAGACACACTTCGCGCGAGTCTGTGCTTTTATATCTGAACCCGAGGCTGTGCGAAAGGCCTCCCGCACGATTTTGTGCACTTCTTCAGTGATTTTAGCGTCCGACAAAGAATCACCTCCCATGCGCCCCATCAGGAAGTGTTCGGCGTTGTCCAATGCGTCGGTGTATGCGGTGCGTTTCAACTCGAGCAGCCGTGCGCGTCGCTCGATCGACAAGCCAAAGTCGGGATCGAACACGAACTGCAGATGAAGGACGCAATACGGTGTCTCCGGCATACCCACGATTGCGCGCTGCACGTCCAGCCCGTCGCCCCAGAACACCTCCGGCCAGCGTTGTGAGCTCGTGCCCTGCCCTGCGCCTTCACGCTCGTCCCTGATGCGCCCCAGGAGGCTCTGCGCGTATCCATCGACGTTGCCGTGCCAGTCCTTGCCGGTCCAGATGCGGCGCTTCTGGCTACCCCAGCGACGGCAGGCGGTGCGGATCCATTGCGGGATTTCAGTCATTGAGCCTTCCAGAGGGAGGCCCTTCACGGGCCCCCACTCACAACTTACAGGTCGGTTTCGGTCCTCGGCCTAACAGGTAGCGAATCCACTCTGTCAGGCAACGGAAAAACCCGTGGGCGGACTCGGCGGCGGCGGGACGATCGAGAAACTCGTCTCCGGTGACGCTACGGATTCACCGCTGGCACTCACAGCCGTCGCTGCACAGAACCAGATGCCCGCGGCGAGCTGCACACTCAGCTCCGACAGCTTGCCTGTGATCTTGCCGCTCGCCTCTGTGATGAGGTCTGCGGGCGGCACGGGGGCCTTCAGCGTGTACACGCCCGAGGCGCGGCCGAACTCGACGTTGAAGCCCGTGACGCCTTCGGATGTCGCGGTCGTGTCGGTGATGGTGAATGTCGTCGGGTTGACGACTGGAACGGGATCAGGGGTAGACATGCAATGCTCCTACAGGTTGATCAGGCAAAAAGCTATTTCTCTTGGCGGCTGCGCGGGATCGTGTTCGATATGGCATCCCAGGCGGTCATCAGGCGCAGGAGCCGCCACTGGCGCTCAATGGGATCGGTTGGGGGCGCTGGGCGGCCAAGGTCTCGGCAGAAGTTGTGGCGGCGCGCGTATTCGGTCGTTCGATCTGTTCCGGGTGGTCTCATGCTGATCTCCTCGCTCCCATCAAACCCATGACGTCGTCCTCGGTCCGCAGGACGTAAAACGGCGCTTGGCGCTCGTTCAACCGAATGATCAGCAGGCGCTGCTCGTCCGTGAACTCGTCCTTCCAGCCTTCCTTGTCCGGACGTTTGACCTCGCACAGATTCCAGCAGCGGCGATTCCACAGCCAACCATCCAGGGGCCCGCCAGGCAGCCATAGGCCGTTCAGCGGCTCGACGGAGGTTAGGATGGTCGCCTCGTTGTTGTCGCGGCGCTTGGCGTAGCGATTTGAGCTCAAGCCGCAACCCTCGCGTGGTCCTCACAGCACTGACGGGCCAGCTCGTCGGTCGAGCGTGTGCCGAGGTCCACGGCGGTGTTGAACGGCGTGTAGTGGTAGGCGACCCAATGCTGCGAGTTGGCCTCCACGATGCCGTATCGGCTGTCGCTGGTGCGCTGCGTCGAGCCGTTGGGCTTTTCCCACTTCATGGGTATGCGTTCTCCGGCAGATAGCGAGTCGCACCCGTTGGAAACTGTTCCACGTGGAACTGCTTCAAACTTCGGTGATACCAGCCTTCGATGTTTCCCAACATGCCGCTGCCATGGCGCTGCTTGCGGATTACAACCACCATCGGTGTCGAGGGCGCGGTTGGGTCCGCAACTTCGGTTCGAGCTCGACGGACGAAAACCACGTTATCGGCCACGCCGCCCAACTCGCGGGCGCCGGCAACATCGTTGATGTCCGGCTCCTGGTCCGAACTCACCACCTTGCGCGGATGCGCGACGAGGTGAATATGGATATTGGCGGCGCGAGCCGTCGCTGAAAGCAGGTTGGCGAACTTGCGCTGCGCCTCGAAGTCATCGTTCTGGATGTCCATGCACATCAGCGAGTCAATGACGGCGTGTCGGATGTTTTCCGTGGCAAGCTTCCGGATTACCGCGAGCAGGCGCTTGTGCTCCGCGATGCCGATCACACCCCACAGCCGGAACCGCTCCGCGTACGCATCGATGAACCATTGCATCTGGTGGGCACTCGGCATGTCACAGCCGGAAGCGGTCGAGGCGAGGCGTACGAGAACGTCGCGCGGGTCTTCCTCGAGACTCGCCAGGAACACCGAACTCTTGCGGTGCAGAAGATGGCAGACAAGCTGCCGAAGGAGCGTGGTCTTACCGGCTCCCGGAAAGCCCGACCAGATCGTGACGCCGCCGGGGAATAGCCGCAGCCGATCGCCAGCGGGATCGAACGGCGCCGTGCCGTAACGCGATTGCCGCTGAGCGTATTCCGCCAGGACGGCTTTGCCATCGAGCTTCGCAACGTCGAGCAGCACCGACTCGGGTTCGGCGTCGTACTCCGGTGCGTCCTGCGTGACGATCATCGGACCTACGCGGCTGCCGAGAGCCTTGATCGACGGGTGCCCGCCCATCTGCGACCACTCCGCCCTGCTGCGGCGGAAGAAGTCCTCGTTGGCGTCGACTTGGGAGGCGAGCGTCATTGCCACTCCACCGGCTTGCCGGCGAACATCATTCCGCCATGCTTGGGCGCCTTCGCGTATTTGCCGCTCTCGCGACAGTTGCCGATCCACGTACGCCACACAGCAGCCCAATCGGAGCGCGGGGATTTGAACTCCCAGTCTCGGAACTTCTGTGCCTCACGCTCGGCGTCGACGTCGGGAAT